TATTACTAATAATGATATTAATAATAATGAATTATGTAATAAAATTAAAACTAATATAAATAATTTAAATCAAAATGAATTAGAAGAAGTTTTTAAAATTTTATATAAAAATAATACTAATTATACTAAAAATAATTCTGGTATTATTATTAATTTATCAAGTATGAGTAATGATTTATTAGAACAAATTGATAATTATATTAGTTTCTGTATTAAATCACATAATGAAATTAATAAATATGAAGTTTTATGTAATAACTTTAGTGATGTAATTAATAATAAAGATAAAATTGAAGAAACTGAACTTGAATTAGCAAATAAAAATAAACAAAAAATCTCATCATATATGAAGTTTTATCTTCTTAAAAAAAAATATGCAAAACAAACTAATAATAATAATACTAAAATTGATAAAACTTTAACACATGAAGAATATCTTATAAATGAACATTAATTTACAACAATTATTTCTTTTGTTACCTTATCTTTATTATAAATATATGGTTTTTCTTTATAAACAATACTTGAATCAAATAAAAATGAAATAAATAATGCAGTTGATTGATTCCAACTATCACGTGTTATAGCACTAATAATTTCTGCTGATTTCTTTACACCAAATGCTTTTGAAAATTCAGGAAGTGTAATTAATTCAATTAATTTTTCTTTTATTTCTCTTTTCATATTTTCACTTGATGATGTATATTGTATAATTAATTCTAATGGTGTGTTTTTTTTAATTTTAGTTATCTTTTGTGGTTTTTTATTGTTATCAATAATAATTGGAGTTTCCTGATTCATTTCAATTTGTGAATATTTATTAAAGATTTCTTTATTGTCTTTATAAATCCACATTTTCTCTTTAGAATCATGTTCATCAGGAATTTCGTTTTTAATGAGCTCCATTTTTTTGACTACTATTTGTATTAATAATAAAATAAGATTTCATTTTTTTATATCTTTTATCCAACATTTTTTTAAATAGCAACTGTATAACTATCATTTTTTGGTATTTGCTTATTTATATATATATAATCTTGTATTGAATTATATATATCATATTGATTTATATCTTCTATTGAATTAATTTCTTTATATGTTATTTTATATATATGAAATGTTTGTCCTTTAATAAATTCTATTATATTTGTTTTACTATTTATATCAACATAACTTAAAATTATACGTGTTGGATTATTACCAATACTTATATGAATATCACATTCACACATTGAATTAACACCGTTTATATATGAATTATTTAATACTGTTTCATTACCATAAAAAACTTGATGAGGTTTATAATTACCTATTTTAGATATATGAACTTTTCTTTTTTTATATTCATCTTTTATTTGGTAGTCAATAAATTTATTTTTTGAATATAAACAACCCATATATATTAATAATTTTTAATTATCATTTAATATTATAATCATTTTTTATTGATTATTATTTAAGACTAAATTTAAATATATATATAAATGAGCACTGCTAAACTTAATATTTCTGATATTTATTTAGTTAAACATAATTCTAATAAGTTTAATCCAAATACTCTTGTTAAGTATATAACATGTTCTTATTCTGGTAATTGTTATTTATGTGCTGATCTCGATGATGATTTAAAAAGAGAATGGATTATGTATTATGATTTATATCCTATTTCATTAAGTAAAGATGATTTTCAATATAGATGGATATATAATCAAAATTTAAATAACATCGGTTCTGAACTTATTTCTAAATATATTACTGTTTAGTTATATTATATAAACTATATTTTATTATTTTTTTTCTAATTAAAAAAAAAAATGATTATTATATCTATAATAATAATAATTGTAAATATATACAATGAATAAATCGACACATAACATTTCTGATATTTATTTGGTTAAACATAATTCTAATAAGTTTAGTCCAAATACTCTTGTTAAATATATTGCATGTTCTTATTCTGGTGATTGTTTTTTATGTGCAAGTATCGATGATGACTTAAATAGAGAATGGATTATGTATTATGATCTATATCCGCTTGAAAAGAGTAAATTATATGATTTTAATCGTTGGTATTATGATGCAAATTATGAGGCGACAGGTTTGGAACTATTTCAGAAGTATATGTAAAGCAAAATATTTATAGAATTACATTAGATTATATCTTTTGTAATTGTTTATTATTTAGAAATATTTTTTTGTATTATTTTTTTATTTATTAATATGATATTGGTTGTGCTGTTTGGAAATCAAAATTTATATCAAAAAATTAATTAAAGAAGTTCTAAAAACCTTAAATAGTAATTTAAAATCCAAATTATATTGAACAATTATTTATAGATTAATTATAAATAATAACTTAAAAATTATTTTTATTTAATATTATTATGTCAAGTAAAATAAAATTGGATACAATAATTTATGAAAATAAAAAAATTCGCAAACAGAGAAAAACATTTGCTATTTTTGATGTTGACTGGACTATTTTTAAACCTAAAACTGGAAATATTTTTCCTAAAGATAGATATGATTGGCAATGGTTACGTGAAACTGTTCCTATCATCTTAAAACGTTTTCATCGTAATAATTATAGAATTATATTTGTAACAGATCAAACTAAAGAATGGAAAATAGAAATGATTAAAGACGCAATTAAAGAATTAAATATTCCTGTTATTGCATTAATTGCAATTAAAAAGGAATTAAATAAACCAAATCCACAGTTTTTTAATGATACATTTAAAAATAATTTTGATAAAAATCAAAGTTTTTTTGTAGGTGATGCTGCAGGAAATGAAGGTGATTGGTCTGATAAAGATAAAGTATTTGCTAATAATATAAATGTTAAATTTTATACACCTGAAGAAATTTTTCCATTATCAAAAGTTAAAAATAATAAAAAAGAAAAATTAAATGTTATAATTCCTGAAAAAAAAGAAGTTATAATAATGATTGGATATCCTGGTTCTGGTAAAACAACTATTGTTAAAAATTTATTTGAAAAAAATGGTTATATTCGTATTGATGGTGATACATTAAAAACACCTGCTAAAATGTTAAAAGAAGCAGATAAACATATTTCAAATAATTCAATTGTTTTTGATGCAACAAATGGAACTAAAGAAAGACGCGCTATTTATATAAATTACGCAAAAAATAAAGGTTTACCAGTTAAATGTATTTGGAATACAACAACTATTGATAAAGCAATGGAACAAAATAAGGAAAGGGCAAAAAATGGTGGTCCCAATATTCCTAAAATTGCTTTTTATGTATATAGAAAAAATTTTCAAGAACCTACATCTAACGAATGTGAAATAATTAAAGTAAAATAATTATAAAAAATCTAAATAAAAATCTAATTAAAAATAAAAATGATTATTATTTATAATTTAATATTTGATTGTAAATCATGAACGTTATTGATATTTCAATTGATTCTGTAAATGAATTATTTAGAAATAGATCTTCTGAAACAGATGATACATTATTTGATTCATTTATAATCGATGTTTTTAATTATAAAACAGAATTTCGACCTATTATTATGCAATTAGTGCAACATTTTAATGGTGAATTTATATATGGAGTTGATAATAACAATGTTAATTCTGGATTTGCAATTATTTGGATAGACGGTTTATATTTTGAAATTTGTTGTGAACCACGTTTTAATCTTTCAACATTATTTACAATTACAACTCTTCTATCTATCAGAGATATAATAGATATAGATGATATTCTTGAAAAAGAACCTAGCGGTGCTATTGAAGATTGTTAAATATTGATTTTTATAAAAACAAAAATTTTTGTTTTTTATTAAAATTTTTCAATTATAATTACATCATCAAAATCTTGATATAAATCGAAAGTATATGAATTATTAATAAATATATTAAATCCATTTTTTTTATAATTAGGAAAATAATTAATTTTATAATTATTTTCTAATATATTATTTGAAATTTTAGCAATTAAATAATAAATATCTTGCATTTTATAATTATCATAATGTAATTCATTAAAAATAAGTTTATATTTTTCATTAATATTTTTATTTAACTTTTCTAATAAAATAATTGAAATAATTTTAGCATCAAAATTTAATTTTATTTGTCTTATATAATCATCTGGAATATCTTCAATAACTTCATTTAATATCTTAAACTTATCATTTATATTTATATTACTTGTATTCATTATAAATCCAATTTATTTAAATCTTTGAATATTTAATCTCCAAATAATTCTTCAATATAATCATAATCTGGATTTTTAAATACTCTTGAAGGTTTTAGAACTTCTTTAATTAATTCTTCATATAAATTTTGATTCTTAATTTTCATTTGATTATAATCTAATTCAAATATTAAAGGATTTTCTGATAATTGAATCCAATCACATTCAGTAAAATTATCTATATTTTCTTTAATTAAATATAAATTATCAGGATTACTATTATAAGATAAAAAAGATGGATTAATATAATAATTTTTTTCAATTAATAATTTAATAGAATTTGGATTTCTTGAAAAATAATTTATATCTATTTTATCTAAATTATTTTTTATAATTTCAATTGCATTTGGATTATGAGATAAACATCTCCAATTAATTCTATTTTTATATTTATTTAATATTCGAATTGTTTCAGGATTTTTATTTAAACAAAACCATGACCATTCAATTCTATCAGGATAATTTTCTAACATTTTTATTGCCTCTGAATTTGAATTTAATGAAAACCAAAACCAATTTATTTTATCTTGATTTTCTTTAAGTAATTTTATTGCTTTTGGTGCAGGATTTTTTGATAAATATGACCAATTTATTTTATCTTTATTTTCTAATAATAAATCTATTGCATTTGGATTACCTGATAATGTATCCCAATTTATATATTTATAATTATTTCTTAATATTTCATAACAATTAGTATTATAATAATTTAATGAATTAAAATGAATTTTTTCTTTATTTTTTTCTAAAAGTTCAATAGCATTTGGATTTATAGATAAAGCTGTCCAATTTATTTTATCTTGATTTTCTAATAATAAATCAATTGCATTTGGATTTCTAGATAAATAATACCAATCTAATTTATTAACTGGTATCCAATCTCTTAATTTCCAAATATGTTTATTTAAACTCATTAAATTAAACTCATTAAATTAAATTTTTAATTAATATTTATATAATTACAAAAGTCAAAAAAGATTTGACTTTATTTAAGTTAAAATATTATACAAACATATCGCGAAATTTCTCAAAACCTCCATATTCCTTAACTCTATCTGGATTCATAACAACTGACAATAATTCATCTTCAAATAAAATCAAATCATTACGCATCGCATCAAAATCTAATTCAAATATGTTAGGATTTTGACATAACGTATCAAGGAGACCGGGACAGTTAAGAAATTCAGACCTATGTAATTCAATAAAATTGAAAATACAAGGATTTGAATTTATTGCGATTTCGCACAATGGAATATCACTAATATGACACATATCAAATATAAGTTTGATTGCATCAGCATTAGAATTCGAAGCAAGATAACTCCATGCAGTAGGATTTAATGCTTCATGATTTTCACATATCCATTGAACGATATCAACATTCGGATTAACTGCAATATATTGCAATGTACGTTTTAACTTCTTAATATTTCGCAAAATAATAGGTGCAACTTTAGGAGATGGATTTTGTGCAAGTAAACGAATAATCCCCTTATTTCTGAAATCTTTTCTATTTAACTTTCGAATTAAATGAAAAGCGTTCGGGTTTAAACAAAGACCTCTCTTACAAATCTTATCTTGATTTTGTTCAAGAATCTTAATTGCACTAGGATTGGCAGAAAAATTATGCCAATTAATCTTCTCAGGGTTCTTAAGAAGAAGATTGATCGCCTTTGGATTAGTATTTCGAGATAAATCATCCCAACTAACTTTATCCAAATTTGGTTCAATAATATCAAGTGCACTAGGATTTGCAGATAAACAATTCCAATCGATTTTATCAATATTTTGTTTCAAAATATCAATCGCCATAGGGTGATGATTATTTGAAAGATAAACAAAGTTCAATCGCTCAAAAGGAATCCAATTTCTTAATTTCCAAATAGGCATGATTCAAGAACGCCAAAATAATAATAATAGGCAATTTCATTTTTTTAAATACTTACTATAATTTTAATATAATTCTAAATTTAAATCTAATTATAAACTTAATTAAAAATTTTATTAAAAATCTAATTATAAATTTTATTAAAAATCTAA